CAGCAGAAGAAACCCAAACCTACGAGCGCATCTCGAAGGAATTGGACGAACGTGCGCAGACCATCGCAAAACTTCGTGAAGACGAAGCTCGTGAACTCCGCATGGATGCAGCTACCCGTGAAATCGCCGACCAGGTTCGTCCTGTTGCAGGCGTACAAGTAAGCGACGACGCAACCAGCTTGCGTTCGTTGTTCACAGGTGAGAAGCGCAGCCACTCATTTGAGCGTCGTGACATCATCAAGTCCAGCACAGGCGCACCAGTACCTACGTCGTTCTACGACCAGGTAATCATGAAGGCTCGCTTGATCGCTCCGGTACTTCAGACCTCAACGGTTCTGAACACCGCAGGTGGCGAAAACCTCCAGATTCCATCGTTGTCGACCTACTCGGTTGGCACGGTAACTGGCGAAGGTTCAGCAATCGGCGAATCCGATCCAGTATTCAACTCGTTCATCACCTTGAGCGCATTCAAGTACAGCTTCCTCGTACAGGTCTCACAAGAACTGCTCGAAGACGCTGGCGTTGACATGCTGTCCTTCTTGGGTGACCAGGTTGGAAACGCACTCGGTTATGCTGTTGGTTCAGCATTGACTGTTGGTTCGGGAACTGATGCACCTAACGGCATCGTGACCGCATCAGCTGTTGGTGGCACCGCAGGTACCGCAACTGCCTTTACCGCAGACAACCTCATTGACTTGCTCTACTCTTTGGACGGTGCAGCTCGCAACCTTCCAGGCGTTGGCTGGATGATGAACGGCAAGTCGGTTGGTGCAGTCCGCAAGTTGAAGGACACCGCAGGAAACTATGTGTTCCAGCCAGCTCTTTCAATGGAATCACCAGACATGCTCTTGGGCAAGCCAATCTATGAAAACCCATCAATGGTTGACGTAGCAACTGGCACCAAGTCTGTCATCGTTGGACACCTGCCTTCGTACTATGTACGAACCGTTGGTGGCCTTCGTTTGGATCGCAGCGATGACTACGCATTCAATGCTGGTCTCGTCACGTTCCGTGCGACATTCCGTGTCGACGGCGATTTGCCACAGACATCACACATCAAGCACCTCCTCCAACCATAAGTTGAGGTAGTGCAACCGATAGCAATATCGGTGTAAGTTTGAGGGTAGGTCGAACACGCAGGGCGACCTACCCTCATTTCTTTTTATACCCTGCGACCTGCGAAGGAGAAGACGGTGCCGAATGCTCGTAATAATCAAAAACACTCCGGTAGAACTACCAGACCTGGAAGCAGAGATATTGCTCCGGTGGGGAGCAGCGCACTTGCCAGAGCAAGCAGACCTTCCTCTGCCGAATCGTTACGAATCCTCTGGTACTCGAACGCCCCGTTCGCCCCAACAGGGTACGGAACCCAAACAGCGCAAGTCGTCCAAAGGCTCATTAAACAAAAACACGAAGTAGCCATCCATGCGATGTACGGCATCGAGGGCATGGCTTCTATTTGGAATGGGATAAAGCTTTATCCAAGAGGGATGTCACCATATTCCGATGATGTGCTGGTTGCGCATTGGATGGATTGGGCTAATGGTAATCGTGATATTCCTGCGATGTTGATGACGTTGTTTGATGTGTGGGTGTTGAAGTCACCATCATTGGATCAGGTTCCAAATATCGCTTCGTGGGTTCCTATCGATCATGCTCCTTGCCCGTCTGAGGTGTTGGCTTGGTGTAAGCGTCCGAATGTGAAACCGATTGCGATGTCTAAGTTTGGTTTGGACATGTTGCAGAATGCGGGTGTTGATGCGATGTATGCGCCTCATGCGTTTGAGGATGTGTTTGTTCCTACACACAAGTTGAACAATGGTCGTGGTGAGTTCACAGGCAGACAGCTGATGGAGGTGGATGAGGACAGGTTTGTTGTGATGATGAATGCAGCGAACAAAGGTCAGAACCCTTCACGCAAGTCCTTCGGTGAGAACATTCTGGCGTTCGCTATCTTCGCTCAAGACCGTCCTGACGCTTTGTTGTATTTGCATACTGAGCGTGATGGTGCGATGGGTGGTATCAACCTGGTTCATCTGCTGGAGGCGTGTGGTGTTAAGCCTGAGCAATACAAGATTGTTGACCCGTATGCGTATCGGACTGGTTTCCCTCAGCAGGCTTTGGCTGCGCTGTACACCGCTTCGGATGTGCTGTTGGCTTGCTCTATGGGTGAGGGTTTCGGTATCCCTGTCATCGAGGCTCAGGCCTGCGGTACACGGGTCATCGTTTCTGATTACACGGCACAGCCTGAGTTGGTTGGGGCTGGGTCAGCTGTGGCCATCCAGCCGTTCTGGGATAGCCATCAGAAGTCATGGTTCTGCACCCCACAGGTACCATCAATCGTAGAGGCTCTTATAGAGGCCTACGAGGCTCCTAGAGGCGTGTGCGATGAGGCTGTGGCCTTTGCTGAGCAGTATCGGGCAGACAAGGTTTATGACGCTTACTGGAAGCCAATCATGAAGGAGCTGACTGCATGGTGCCAGTCATCATCGTCCCCGTCCTAAACAGGTATGACCTACTAGAACGCTGCTTGCAATCCATTGACTATCCGGTGGAGACACTCATCGTGATTGACAATGGTGGGCAATCCACGTTGCATGATTGGCCTTGGGTGATTGACCGTCGCTATGTCAAGAACTATCACGTCTGGTCTATGCCAACGAACCTTGGTGTCGCCCCATCATGGAACCTCGGTATCAAAGCAACTCCTCACGCTGACGGCTGGATCATCTTGAACTCTGATGCGTACTTTGAGCCTGGACAGTTGGAAGTTTTCTACAACGATTGCAAACCTGATTCGGTGACATTGACTGAGGCTCAGCCTGGTTGGTGTTGTGCGTGGATTGGGTCTCAGGTGATTGCCAAGGTCGGGTTGTTCAGCGAGTGTTATGTCCCCGCCTACTTCGAGGACAACGATTTTGAGGAACGGGCTAAAAGAGTCAATGTGCAGTTCTGGACTTCTGACGCTGGGGTGATCCACGACAACTCGTCTACGCTTAATTCTGCACCAGAGTTACAGGAACGCAACGGCAAGAGCTTTGCATCCAACGCTGCGCTTCATGCCATGCGATGGCAAACAGGTCTACCCGATGCAGGACATTGGGACTTAACACGACGAAGGGAACTCGGATGGGACTAAGAGAATACGACCCGATGGACGACTACGAGAATCTCCATAAAGGCGAGACCATCTATGTTCTAGGCTCAGGAGCAACACTTGACTATCTGACACCAGATTTCTTTGACGACAAGATAACTATTGCAGTCAACTTCGTTGGCTCAGTATTTGGCTTAAAGGGTTACTACTGTTTTAGCCACTATCACGAAGACTCAAAGCATGAGGCGGTGCGAGAAGACTGCATCGGTGTTTTTACCCCTGAAAGGGAACACGGAACTGATGGTTCGTTCGGTGGATTCATGCCGAACATCATCACGTTCGGAACCCGCACCGGAAGACCAGGGACATCCTTTGATCCGCATGACAAAGATTGGCCTGTATTGTCAGGTCAGTTGACTATCGGGTCTTCGAGCATTCATGGGGCGATGCACCTTGCAGCACACATGGGGGCGAAGTTCATTGTGTTGGTTGGGGCTGACTGTGGTTCGCTTGCTGGGCGTGAAAGAGTTGATGGGTATCCAGCAGGTAACATTCCTTGGGCTTTATATGAAATGCACCTTCGAGCGATGAAGCAACGGTTATGGGACGTGTACTCATGCCAGGTGTATTCATTGAACCCGTTTGTGAACTATTCGCTTGAAGGTGTGCCGTATCGTGGTGCTGCGTCAATCAACTAGAATCGGAACACCATGACGATTAACCAAGGTTACGCAACCAGAAACCAGGTCAAAGCAGCCCTCAGAATTGGAACGGCTGACACACTTGATGACGACCTGATTGATAACTGTGTTGGTGCTGCATCACGTCTGATTGATGGCTATTGCAATCGTCGCTTCTGGCAGACAGGAACAGCAGAGGCACGGGTTTATCAGGCTGAGGATTCGTTCTATTGCTCGATTGATGACATCGCTGGAACAGCGTTGACATTGAAAACCTCGTCACAATCTGACGGAACTTTTGACGTGACATGGAAAGTATCTGACTACCAACTTGAACCGTTGAACGGAAACCTTGACGGGTTGACATGGAGTTACGACAAGATTCGTGCTGTTGGCGATTACCTATTCCCAACGGTCAATGCGAACTATGGTGAGCAGGCTTTGGTTCAAGTGACTGCAATCTTTGGTTGGCCTTCGGTGCCAGAGCCAGTAACGCAGGCAACGATCATTCAGGCTTCACGCATCTTCAAACGCTACGACTCTCCGCTCGGTGTGGCAGGCTTCGGTGACTTGGGTGCGATTCGTGTGTCTCGCTTCCTTGACCCTGATATGGCTCAGCTAGTCGAGCCG